CCTTTCCTGCACCAATTTATCAACGATGGTTCCAAGATTATGCACGAACTTCTGGGAATAGGGTTAATTATCAGTCCGTTGGTTCTGGTGCTGGTGTTCGCCAATTCATTGCGGGAACGGTTGATTTCGCCGCAAGCGATGAACCCATCAAAGCATCAGAAGCAAAGCAAGTGAAGCGTGGTGTCGTTCAAATTCCGATGGTGGGTGGAACGATTGCTATTGCTTATAACAAACCTGGATGCAAACTGAAACTCACTCAGAAGCAGACTGTTGATGTTTTCTCTGGACGCATTAAGGATTGGAAGGCACTTGGTTGTGCTGCTGGTCCTGTGACTGTGGTTCACCGTTCTGATGGTTCTGGAACTACTTTCGCATTCACTAACTCTCTAGATGCATTTGGTGGTTGGGCTCCTGGTGTCGGTAAGGCAGTCAAATGGCCTACTGGTGTTGGTTCAAAAGGTAACGAAGGTGTTTCTGGAACTATCAAGAACACTGCTGGTGCGATTGGTTATGTGAACACTGGATTTGTTCGTGCTAATAAGCTCCAAGCCGCTGTACTTCAAAACAAGGCAGGTAAGTTTGTTGGACCTTCTGCTGCAACTGGTTCTGCTGCTCTGAATGGTATTACTCTGGACGCTAACCTTGCTGGGGAAAATCCCAATCCTGCAGGTGTAAATGCTTATCCTATTTCTACTTTGACTTGGATTCTTGCATATAATAAAGGTAATGGTGCAAAGACTGATAGTATTCGTGCTGCTATCAACTATGCTCTGAGCACTAAGGCACAATCTATTGCTGATGATCTTGGATATGTTCCTCTCTCTGGAAGTGTTCTGAATAAAGCACGTATTGCTGTTAGTCGTATCGGTAAATAATGTAAGCATTTATACTTATCAAAGTCAGCATTTTCTAACAAGGGTGGGTTTCCCCCCTTGTTTTTTCTTTAGATTTGCTATATAATTGTGTTGTAAATCTTTACAAAAGAGAATGACTGTAACTAAAAATGAGTTTGGGCAAATGAACATGTTTGCTAAAGAACCTTCGATGTATATGACAAAAGAAGATCTTGATCGTTATGGTATTGAACCCTATGCAGAGAAAGCGGAGAAAATGAATGGACGCTGGGCAATGGTCGGTTTTTTTGCTGGTATTATTTCTTATACTATCACTGGCAACTTCTTCTTCGGTATCATCTGATGACTGAACTAATTTTCACTACTACTTCAGTTGCATTTTTAGTTCTTTTGAGTTATTCTGTAGAGAAAGTTTGCGAAACTTACTAATGAGTGCTGATATGCTTGGGCAACTTGGAGTTGCCCTCCAAAAACTTAACTGGGATCGTAATGATGAACTCTCTGTAGAAATCGGTGGTGTGGCAGTAACAGGAACTGCTACTAGTCCAAATGCAAATCCAAAATGGGCAAAACCATTTGGAACTGTAACCTATCAGAACGATGCTTTTATTGTAATCAAAAATAAATCAAGGAACCCTGTAGTTCCTTCTCAACCAAATCCTGAACTCAAACAAAAACATCCTTATAATGGAACACTCTCTAATTGAACTGCTGACTTATTATGTGATTATTGCTGTTCTCTTCATCGGAGCACCAGCAGTATTCTTCACAATCGTTTTTATGCCTGCACTAATGAATACAAAGGGTGCTGTGGTTGGTTACAAAATTCACCGTGATTATGGTGAAACATCTATCTATTCTAAAGTAAATTAATTAAGGAGAAAAACAATGAATAAAATTTTTACTGAAAAGGCAGAACGTATTAATGGTTGGGCAGCGATGATTGGTATCATTGCTGCTATGGGTTCTTATCTTGTTACTGGTCAAGTAATTCCGGGAATTTGGTAAAACACCAGTATTTAAAACTTGATTTAAAATAATATGGAGAAAAAAATTAAATGGAGGTTTCTATGAGAGCAGAAGGTTATGAAATTCCAAATGTGGAATTTGTTTTTCGAGAGAATGGTGAATTTGTAAATCGTACATCAAAAGAACTTTTCGATGAGAAGCGTGTGGTCATTTTTAGTTTGCCTGGTGCTTTCACTCCTACTTGCAGTGCCTATCAGTTACCTGGATTCGAAGAGAAATATGACGACTTTATTGGTCTCGGCATCGACGATATTTACTGCATCTCTGTTAATGATGGGTTTGTGATGAATGCCTGGGCAAAAGAGCAGGGTATTAAAAAAGTGCAACTGATTCCCGATGGAAATGCATATTTTACACGTTCTATGGGAATGCTTGTTAATAAGTCTAATCTTGGTTTTGGCGATCGTTCTTGGCGTTATGCTGCAGTGATTAATAAAGGAATTATTGAAAAACTTTTTATTGAGGCTGGAAAAAGGGATAATGCAAATACGGACCCTTATGAAGTTACTGACCCGGAAACTGTATTATCATACTTAAGGTCTTGAATAATTTTGTTATTATTTTAGTTTAAAAGCACCCAAAAGGTGCTTTTTTTTATAAATATCTTCAGTGTTTAAGTAATATTCAATGACCCTAGATCTTCATAACTTTTTTAAGTATTATGATGATAAGAACCCCAACCATGTTGCAGCGGTTCAGTGGTTGGAGGATAATCTCCCAGAAAAATTTTTAGATGATTCTGAATCTGATTGGGTAAGTATTTTTAGAACTGCTCCACCAACACCTGCAGTTTTAAATGTTCCTTATTTTAATCAAGTAGACAATTACAGAGATGCACATAGAACTTGCAACTCTTCATCGTGTGCTATGTGCCTTGCTTTCCTCAAGCCGGGAAGCATTAAAGGTGATGATGAATACGTTAAAAAAGTATTCGCAATTGGTGATACGACTGATCACTCCGTACAGACAAAAGTTCTTGCTGGTTATGGAGTTAAGTCTCATTTTAGTTATAATCTTTCTTTTGCTGATATTGATAAGAGCCTTGATAGAGGAAAGCCTGTTGTTATTGGTATTCTCCATAGGGGTTCTTTATCTAATCCTACTGGCGGTCACATGTGTGTAGTCATTGGTAAGACACCAGATGGAAAGGGATATTATGTAAATGACCCCTATGGTTCTTTAAATGATAATTATTCAGGTCCTGTGACTAACGGTAAGAAAACCATTTATACTAAAGCAGTTCTTAAGCACCGTTGGTGTCCAGGAGGCAATGATGGGTGGGGAAGGATCTTCGACTAATTTTAAAGCTAAGATGCTTAAGGTAATTAAGGATCTTGCTGATAACGGAAAGCATAAGGAAGCAAACGAACTCTATCAAAAGTATTTCGGAGGAAACAATGGCAAGAGTTGATTTACATAACTTTTTTAAATTTTATGATGATAGAAACCCAAGTCATATTAAAGCAGTTCAGTGGTTAGAAGATAATCTTCCTAATGATTATCTTGAAGATGACGCAGACTGGGCGGAAATTTACAGAGGTAAGGGTGGTGGATCATCTACCGCTTCTGCTCCTGCTGGAGATGTATGTCCACATTGTGGTAAATCTCTGGGAAAGTAACTAGCGGCGGCGGTGCTTCTGCTCCTGCTGTCGCAAGTGGTGGTGATGATGTTCCGATGATGGGCATCAAATTAATCAAGGAATTTGAAGGATGTCATTTATCAGCATATCCTGATCCCTTAACTGGTGGACTTCCAATTACAATCGGTTGGGGTTCTACCCGAAATAAGAATGGGCAACCATTTAAAATGGGTGATAAGATTACCCAGCAAGAAGCAGATGAACTGCTAATCAGTCAGTGCAAGAATCAATTCCTTCCTGCACTCCGTAAAATCCCACATTGGAATGAAATGTCAGATGGAAAAAGAGGCGCTCTGCTCAGCTTTGCTTATAATCTTGGTGCCGGTTTTTACGGTGGCGATAACTTTAATACTATTACTAAACGCTTGAAGAATAAAGAATGGGACTTAGTTCCCGATGCACTATTCCTCTATCGTAATCCTGGTTCAAATGTAGAAGCAGGACTTGCACGTAGAAGAAAGGCAGAAGGTGAAGCTTGGAAAAAAAATTAACTTCACTTACTAACTACAATGGACAACAACAAGACTAAAAAGAGAGAGGCATGTATGAATACTGTGATTCGTGTTGCTATTCTTGGTTGGGCTGCTGCTCTTCTGACTGCAAGTTATGCAGGTGCTTTATCTAAGATGGACCCAACATTTATTGCGACTGTCTTTACAGCATCCGCTGCTACTTTTGGTATTAAT